TGCTATTACTAACCCCATCACTAATAATTTCTATTGAGTTGTTTGTTTTGTTGTGTAATATATTCGTAATAGTTGCCGGCCAACAATATGACTGGCTATTAACATACACTAATGCACTTTTGATAAGACTTAACATAGTAGAATCCATTACACCATGTGTTGTAATATTAGAAATTAATGCCCCGAAATCTGTCTTATTAAGAATTAACCTTAGATTAATAATATTACTATGGTGGGTCCTGGTTCTGTAATTGCATGAATATATAGCTTCTATATTAAATTTAGTTTTACCATAGTCGCGACATGTTAAGTGTTCGAGGATGTTACTTATATCTGATACCCCTACTTCACGACCACCAGAAACAAATTTAGCTGTTATTGCTGCACCTAAAACTCCTTCGGCGATATTACCTAAGTTTATTCCTACCCCGATTCTAAACTCACGTGTTTTATTAATATGTCCTAATAATATAGGCGGTCCATTTAATGTTGGAATTGTTCTTTTAAATACAGCTGGTGTGACAGATACCACATTGTTACCACCGTCTATAATTGACAATGTCTTATCACCCGACGGATAGTATGCATTCAACAAATACGGCACTACCTTGTCATCTATTATTACACCATTTGGGTATATAGTAGATACCACCGGTAGTACTTCTAGTGCTTCTTTGTTTTCTATCTTTTTTATTAAAATATCAAAATATCTACCGCGATGTTTCCGCAGTTCGTGTAATGCTAGGCCGCCCATTATTTAATAACTCTACTTACATGCAATGTCGTTTACATTGCGTCTGATATTGTAATGACGTATGTTAGTATTTACTAATTATCTCAGACATTTTTTGCATATATACAATTTATTTTGTAAGATTCATGTTAGTGAATTTAGGAACTTTAGATGCACATACATTAACAATTTGTTTGTGCAAATCTCGCCCGTGTAACATAAACTCGTCTGATGTCGTCCATCTTGTTTCTGCTATTTCGTAGTCATGCTTAGCGAAATTATTAGCATCTTTGACTTGACCCATATAAACAGTCATCACATAATGTTCTTTCAGTCCGGCAACATTCCCATGCCAGCATTGTTTAATAGTTGTTGGAATTAAATTGCTATGAATAAGTCCGAGTTCTTCTACTGCCTCACGCAATGCAGCATCTTGTAGATTTTCACCTTGCTCTACATGACCTTTAGATATCATGAATTCGCCGCCGCCGAACGCTGGATTAGATTACTTACAAAACATAAAGACTGGGGTGCCATCTTTATTAAATGTGTATGGTATAAAGCCAGCCTTCGACTTGTTTGTTTGGTCGATGATGTCATTATTCAACATTTTTGAACTTTTCTTTATTACGTTGTTATTTATCAACCAATATTTCATGCGGCATTTTTACTAATTACATTGTCTGAAAATTTGTACATATTGACATTATATTTTGTCATCAGCATAGTTATAAATACAACAGGCACTAAGGTAGTTAGATGAAAGACCAATTACAAAAGTTAGTCAATGAAAATGCCGGCGTAAAGCATATGAACAGTTTGTTAAAGTCTGATCATGAATTATACACTTGGGTAATTAAACAATGTGAGAATATTGATGGCTTAGAAACAACTACAGAAAAAATACGGTATGCACTATATAATGAACTTCCTATATGTAGCATATCTAATAAAAAGAAAAGATGGATTAACGTACAAGAAGGTTGGAGATTTTGCGGAAGGGCGAACATATGTGAATGTGCAAATAAGTCGGTAAGTGTTAAGGTGTCCGAATCTAAATCATTAACAACAGACCGTGATAAAAAATTAATAAGTGCCAGACGTGCTGCTACAAATTTAAGTAAGTATGGTGTTACAAATGCAGGCCAAACCTTAATATCTAAAAATAAACATGCAGAATTTTATAAAGATCCTGCATTAGTTAAGCAACAAATAGATGCTCATAAAGCAACCATGCAATCAAGGTATGGTGTTGACAATCCATTGCAATTAGATTCAGTTAAACAAAAAGTTGTCGCTACTATCCAAGATAGATACGGTGTCGATAATTTTAATCAATTAACAGAAAGTAAGTTGCGTATAAGCAATCGTACGAAAAAGACCTGGATTGCCAGAAAAGAATCAGCATATGACTATTATAAATTATCAGATAAATTTAAGACTATATCTAATGTAGAATTTGTAACTAGCGCATCAGAATATAAAGGTGCCGTAGGTTGTGTATATTACAAATTTAAATGCATCACCTGTAATAATGATTTTGAGACATGGATATCAGCAGGTCATTTACCAATTTGTAAAAAATGTTTTCCTACAATACCTGTATATAAGAGTGGTGAAGAAAATCAAGTATTCGAATATATACAAAGCCTCGGTGTTAACGCCGAACAGCGGAATAGAATGTTAATTAACCCATACGAATTAGATATAATATGTCATGACAAACACATAGCGATTGAGTATTGTGGGTTATACTGGCATTCTGAATCTAAGCAAGGAAAACTGAAAGACTATCATATCAATAAGATGAAATTATGTGCCGAAAAAGGATACAGACTTATAACTATTTTCAGTGACGAATGGCAGCACAATCAAAATATAGTAAAGGCCAAATTAGCTAGTATTTTTAAAAGTTCAAATAGAATATATGCAAGAAAATGTTTGTTAGTTAACGTATTGAATTCAGACGCTAACCAATTTTATAAAAATCACCATTTACAAGGTCCCGTTAAATCTAAAATACATATAGGTTTGACATTTGATAATACATTGGTTGCATGTATGAGTTTTAGTACTGCTAGAGCCTTCACTAATAATAAAAAACAAGACGGGGTATATGAGCTGTTACGTTATGCGAGTTCGACTCCTGTTACTGGCGGAGCAAGTAAAATTCTACGTGAATTTGAAAATAGATTTAACCCTATATCTATATACAGCTATGCAGATGCTAGATGGAGTGTTGGTAACATGTACACACAGTTAGGTTTTATAACAAAATCTTTACCTACAGTGCCCGGTTATTGGTATACACAAGATTATTCAACAAGACATCATAGATTTAATTTTACAAAAGCAGCATTAGTTAAACAAGGGCATGATTCGTCATTGACAGAATGGCAAATTATGCAGTTACTAAAATGGGACAGAATATGGGATTGTGGTCAATACAAGTTCGTTAAGAACTATACGTGATAAATCCATTTAATTTTGCCAGCATCCCATATGCGATCATATCCTAATTCTTGTGCGAGTTGCCATTCTGTTGTGTAGTCTGATATAGACGGATCTAAGTTGTGACGTTTAATTAATTTTGGTTTCATACACTGTTGTCGGTTAATCCTATTCACAAAGTCTAATGTGTAACAATATCCTGGGTTTAATTCTTTAACGTTTACAAAACCACTATTACAATATAGCCGACCATTACTAACACGGTTGTCACTAAAACTTAATATGTCGCCTGAGAAATTAAATTCTTTTATAGAACGTTGTAACATTTTTGAAAATAATCCAGATATAACAAACGTTGTATTTGTGGCATATCTTACTAACTCTAATCTATTCATTTGGTCAGAGAATGACATAATTGCTATTAGTTCATTATTATGCCACGCACCCAAACTCCATTGTCTGTAATCTGCACAACCTTGAATGTGATGCATGTTCATGAATTGTCGTTCTTCATCTACATTTGTGATGATTGCTAATTTACATTTTCTAGCATGTATTTTTTGTGTGATCATGTTAGCTAGATATAAAATTTTACTCTGTACTACATTTTTATGTTTCCAATATTCATCTTGCCATATTTGTAATAGTTGAATGTTTTTAGCATTGCATTCTTTATATTTTTGCTGATGATATGTTTTATTTTTACCACCATTTAGTTCACTATGATGAAATAGTCCATGTAATTCTATTGCAAAATTCCACTGTGGAAAATAGAAGTCTAGTTCCATATGATTAGACAATATAGATCTATTGTGTTGTTGGTAAGGTATGTTTTTACTATCTAACCAATTAGCTAGATCGTGTTCCATTGCACTGTTAGGCTGAAATATTATTTTATCTAACATATTATTCTTACGTATATAATCTAATACCTTGTTGGTGATCGACAACCCTAATTCATCTTTAATTTGTTGAGTTGTCTTACCTGTTATAGCTAATTCAAATAATTCGGGATTGTTTAAAATGGTCCATATATTGTCTGGTATATTTCGTGTAGATGGATTAATCCTTCCATAGCGTTGCATGTTTGTGGCATTTCTTCTATTAACTGCATCAGTATTAAACATAGGATTATTAATTGTCATATCAATACGATGACTTTTAATCTGTCCGGGATTTGTAACACAAGCCCCGTATGTTGTTTGCAGTTTACCTTTTGCTTTTAAATATGTTGCAGGATTTGCTAATCCTACTCCACCATTCTTTTTCATAGACGCAACTCGTCTATCTAACGCAGCTTGTTTTGCATAGGTACAATGTCTGCTACAAAATTCTCTATAACCGAGCACTATAGATATAAATGATACTTGTTGACCACATTTACATGTTGGTTTATGTTTTAATTGATGTGTGTAAAAGTATACACGTTCTGCCTTGTTAACAAACTCAACATTATCAGTATATTCTAAAATAGAATTCCATAATTCAGTGTTGTGGCTTAATTTGGTTACTAAACCATCTGGCTTAGATAATTTTACTATATCTTGTATTTGTAATAACAGATTGTCTTGCATAAATTATTTATGTAAGGTGCAGGAGTGATTGTCAATTTATCAAAATAAAACCCGGGATTTCTCCCGGGTTTGTTATTCTTGTAGTTTCTAATAAATTAGATGAACTTCAAGTGTGATGCAGTGATGCCGATACCAGCCAAGTAGTCGCCGGCATTGCCAAGGCTGCTTGAAGTGTTAGACAATTCAAGATAGCCGTAACGTGACATAAAGCTTACCACTGGTTCGAAAGTATTCGGATCAATGATAACACCAGAGCTTGTCAATGGCACGTATGGGCAGTAATAAGCTGCCGCGTCTATCTCGCCTGGACCTTTGTAACCAACAAGAACGTTAGTATCATCAGCAGCATACTGGTCAACATACACTCTCATGCTGTTGTTCAATGTGCCAACGAACTTTGTGTTTGTTGGAGCTTCAAACGTACCTTCAGTTGTACGTGCAAAAGCAGAGGTTGTAGCACTCTGAAGAATTGTTAATGCAGTTGGGCTAACAACAACCCAGTTACCAGCACCACGACGTGTACGGGCAGCGATCAAGTTTGAACCACGGTTGATTAGAACAGCTAGAGCAGCGTGTTCGTCACCAACGTAAGTTGCTGTACCAGATACAGCACCCTGATCGTATGTTAGTGTAGTACCAGCAAGAGCACGGAGAGAAACTAGGATTTCCTGGTCAATTTCTGCTGTGATTTCTTGTGCCAACGCAGCCATAATTTCAGCTTCGATGTCGATACCTTGTTGTGCCTGGGCATCCTGTGCAGCCTCGAATGTCCAACGAGCACTTAGCTTGCGGGTCTTGGCTTCAACAGTTTCCTTAAGCACTTGAATGTTCAAGCGCTTACCAGCTGTACCTTCAAGTGTGCTTACTGAAGCACCCTTTGGGTTGCTGCTATCACCGTTACCGCTGTAGAAACGAGCGATATCGAATGGGCTTAATGCTTCTGCGCCAGATGATACTGCATTTGGCGTACCAAATGTATCAGCATAGCGAACGCGCAACGTATGGATCTGACCCACTGGACCAGTCATTGGCTGCACACCGATGATTTCGTTAGCAATGACCGTAGGCATTACACGACGAATAACGGGTAAAATTACCTTGTTGAGTGTAGCAACGTTACCAGCACTTGACGCACCAGGTGTTGCACTTTCAAAAAGTATTCCGGACTTGTTCTGCAAATCCTTCTTTGTGTTCTCAAGAACAACTTCCATAACAGCCTTGCGGTTGCCAGTTAGGCCCTCGCATAGGGCAGTCTTAGTTGCTGTCCAATGAGTTTCGAATAAATTCTTGCTCATGTTAAAATTCTCCTTAGCCTTGTTTAATTCCTGCAAGATGTAAAATGGAAGCTATTTCAGTTGGGTTAACATTTGATTCTTCAATCACTGCTTCACTCAGCTTATTCTTCCTGTCTCCCGTGATACCAACGGACTTAGTCTGGGCAGTCTCTGCAAGAGTTGTCTTGTTTTGATTACCCTGTACGTTGCCGTTAATCACGGCGGGAAGATAGCGATTGAAAGCTTCTCTTAGATTGGTCAACTTAATGTCCCTAAGCATTTCTTCCATCACTGCCTTCTTGTCACGGTTTAAAGGCGCCAATAGTTCATTTAGCGTCTCTAACCTAGCAGCCTTTTCAGTTGCTGCTTTAGCGTTAGCTGTAGCCTGCTCGACAAGTTTTTGCTTGTTAGCTGTATCTGCTTTAGCTTCCGATAATTTTTGCTCTGTATCTGTTAGTGTCTTCTGCAACTTCTTAATCTCGCTGCCTTCTGACAAATAGCTAACCATATACTCAGCTGCTACGGCTTCAAATATACGACGTCCAAAGTTGTTCTCACGAGCAACCTTAATATCGTCTCTCCACTGTACCAATTCGTTTCTAATTACTTCGTTGAGTGTTGAGTCAATCAACTTAGTAGCTTTACTAACAAAGGTGCTCTTTGTTTCGTGTAATGTTTTCTTACCTTCTGTTGCCAACTTAACTCGTTGTTCAACTAAAGCCTTCTTATCTGCCTGAAACTCTGCAATTTCCTCAGAGAGGTTCTTAATTACAAATTCTTCAAGCTGTGATACGTTAGTAGTAAGTTGCTTCTTGCTGTTTTCTTTTACAGCCGCAAGTTCTCTAGCCATCTGCTTACGCTGAGTAACTAATCTCTTACGGTCTGCCGTGAACTCTGCAATTTCTTCCTTAAGTTGTTTACCTAAGAATGAATTAAGCAGATTAACATGCTTAGCCAACTTTGATTCATAGACCTTATTAGCGGCCAATGTAACCTTAGTAAGCTTTGCTTTCTGTGCAATTAAAGCTGTACGGTCTTCTGCGAATTCCGTTAGTTCTGCCTTAATAGTATCAGTAAGCATGTTGTCCATGGCTTCAACAAGAACCGACTTGTCATGCGTATAGCGAGAAGAATAAGCTTCTTGCAATTTTGCTTCGGTATCTTTTACTTTCTTGTCGAAAGCTTCCTGAAGTGCAGTTTTGACCTCTTGGCCAAGTACTTCATTTTCAAGCAGCTCTTTTAGTTCATTATCCATAGGACCTGACTCCTGTTAAAAATCCAATTCGTCTATCCAGTTAGTGAGTATTTTACGTAGATGCTTCTGTGCAGATGCATCAAACCTAACCATCTCAGCCACTTCGTGTATTTTGTGTCCGTGCTTGCGGTTCATAATTGCTTCGTACATAGGCACGGGATAAGCATTAGGAGCGCTAGGTTTAGCCACAATATCGACGGTTAGCATATCGAAGTCACTGACTTCGCCACCGTCATTAACGTTACCAGAACCGCGTGAGCTGACGCCCAATTTTACGCCGCATTCTAACAATGTCTTTACGATATTCCCGCAAGGTGTAGGCAAAATTTGAAGTTTGCCATAGCCGTTATTATTTTCCATCCACATTTCTGTGATTTTATGACTAACACGATCGAGATGTATTTGTAACTCTTGTGGATGATCACATTCACCGAGTACGCCTGCATCCTTCTTGATGCTCTCATTCATTAGGTCAACGGCCTTGCGTATTTCATTCACGGGATAAACACGACCATTATGATTGCGTATACCACCTTGAATGAAGATGCCTTTCATATAGAAGTTCTTAACGTTAGCATCACCCGTTGATTCACTAATGACTTCAGCGTTCGCTGTATCATAGTCTATGTGTTCTACTAATAAATTATTCTTCATTAAAGGTACCTTTCGAGTGCCAAAATATTTATACTGTGATTGAATTTTGGCTGGTTTTCTGCGGTTTTTTTGCAGAAATGGCTGGAACGTTAATCCCAGCCATTGTTTATTGTGTAATTACTTACGTGGAGCTTTTGTCAATATGCTGTTCTTGCCTACTGTGTCTGCGCCAAATTCGCTTGCTGTCTTATTGATCATTGCAGAGCTGTTACCCTCTTTGCTAACCTTAGACATACCAGCATCAGCCTTCTTACGACGGTTTTCTAGTCCCATCTCCTTAGCTGATGGAGCAGTTTCCTTATTGTATCCGCTGTGATTCTTTGAATCTACAGATACTGGCTTTGCACCCATACGTGATGTTTGGCTTGAAGGAACTACGCTCTTAACGCATGTACCAACGTCTGAAGAGAACTTACCAGCGCCAACTTCGCCACCAGTAGGAATACTTACTTTGTCTAACTCAATAGCTTCAGCAAGATCATCAAACTCTTCTTCTAACCAGCTTTCGTCAACAACTTCTTCGTCATCGTCGCTAGCAACTTCGTCATCAGCAGCAGCTTCTTCGTCATCAGCAGCAGCTTCTTCGTCATCAGCAGCGAATTCTTCATCGTCGGCAGCAGCTTCTTCATCATCAGCTGCAAACTCTTCGTCACCTTCACCGGCTTCGTCACCAGCATTGTCGGATTCGATCTTATCAAATTCAGCCTTAAGTTCGGCTAATGCAGCTTCAAGATCGCCAATTGTATCTTCAATTGCATCTAGGCATTCTGCATCAACATCGGAACCGAGATCATCGCCGCCCATATCGTCATCCATGCCAACATCGTCCATGCTGTCTTCAGCATCTAGACCATCCTGTTCGCCCATTGTCTCTTCGGCATCAATCTCATCAGACATGTTACCAATATGGTCACTATGACTGTTTAGATCACCTTCAAGGTTTTCACCTTCGTCGCCGCCCATGTGTTCAAATTCATCTGAATCATCTTGCGACATCATTTCTTCGTGTATCTTACGTGCTTTTTCAATGAAAACACTATGTAGTAATTCTTTTGCCTTGGCTTGATCGCCTGCGATCAAATGCTCAAGTACCTGTTCTAGTTTCTTGCTCATAATATCAGCTCTCCTTGTGTTAGTGATTATCTAGCAGACTCTAGTGTATTTACTAGCTACATAATAATTCATGGTAAAATAGGTGATAAAATGCAATATTTTGAATAATATAGCAGTTATCGTGCTGTAGAGTCGCGAGTTGGTGTAGATGGTGTAGATGGCTTGCTTGTGTCGCCTGGCCCCAAACCACCACTTGGCCCTTTGCTTGGGCTTGGAGATGGGCTTGGAGATGGGCTTGGAGATGGGGACCCAAACCCTCCGGCACCAGGACCACCATTTGCCGCATTACCGCCAGCTTCACCAAATCCGCCACCGCCACCGCCACTGGGACTTGGGCTTGGAGAAGTAATTGTTGGACTATGAGGAACACCACCACCAACATCATAATTTCCACCAGATGGATTAAATGATGTACTCGGACTGGACGGAGTTCCGCCGCCCACATCGTAGTTACTGCCGTCTGGGTTATATTTTGTACCGTTATCTTGTGGTATTCCACCACCGACATCATAGTGTCCATCGCCTGTATTGTCAGTGATAGAAGCCGATGCTTGATTAGCAAAATTACTAAACGGCATATTTGCACCAACAGCATTTAATACTTTATTAAGTTGAAATTGTAGTGAAACAGATATAGGTGCCACTGTGTCTGCTAGATAATTAGCTATTTTATTTATTTCTTGCATTTGTGCAACTACTGCACCTGCTGCAAACTTGTCAATATCTGCAGGTGGTTGAACTGCATTTGTTAGACCTGGCGCAACATCTGGATTGGAGAACGGACTTTGATAATTAGGGTCTGCTGTTAACTGTGCCATTGTGGGGAAATTTGTTTCGGCCGCTGCCGCAATATTGTTATATTGTGTGGTCCAATCGGGTGCGTTAGGATCAGGTGTCATAGTTGATCCTGTATCTGCTAGCTCATGTGCTATCATATCATTTAATGAGTAGTTCTTCATATCAGAAACAGGTGTAGGTACATCATGTGGTTGTGCGTCAGACGGAATAGCAGTAGGTACTGAACCATCTAACGTAATAGATGGTAAACCTGTTAGTGTTTTGAATATTTGTCTACCTATATCTGCCCTATATTTTGAATTACCTTGCTTGTAAGTTAATTTAGTTGAATATGCCTCAAACGCACCTGCATTACCAAACAACGTTTGAACTAACTCTTCAGTTATTTGTGACGGGTCTGTTAACGCATCCAATGTTTGTTTTAAATTTAAATGGCCGTACTTAGTTTCAGCCTCTTTAAACGCGAAATCAACTTGTGTAGCGACGTTCGGCAAACCTGCAGCGTTTAATGGCTCTCCTACAGAATTTGCATACTTTTGTAGATCGCGTAATCTACTACCATTCCAGTGCGCTAACCCACCACCTGTTGTGTTAACTACAACTTTACCATTTACTATTGGACCGTCCCCAGTTGTACCTAATGCGTTTTTTGGTTGAAAACCACCAGTTTCTGTCGAAAAATTACCCATTAATACTGCGGCACCAATTGGTGATGATATATGTCGTTGAATCGCTGCTAGTGTTTGTGATGCAATAGACGCACTGCCTGCAGCTCCACTTATACCCTGAGTACCTGCTGATATTTTAGACGCATCTGTTGTGTCGGGAGCTCCAATGGTATAATTTGTATTATCTACACCTTTTGCACCTATATTACTAACTCCGCCAGGTCCTGTGATGTCAGATGCTGTACCTGTTCCTGTATTGCCACTTAATCCACCACCTGGATTTCTGTTGGGGGTTGTAGGATTACCATTATCATCTGTTGTATTACCCACAATACTTGTCCCATCTGGACCACCCAAGCTAGCACCGTGACTGCCACCGGTTGACGCATTGCTACCGCCATACTGAATACTATTAACTGTATTATAGAATGATGCGTTAGCGCCACCACCAACTCTTGTTAAAGCGCCACCACCTGTTGTCAGTTCATCTGGTTTATATCCACCATACATTGCAGGTAGACCATCGATCAAGCTTTCTGCTACAATAATTGAATCAGTTGCAATTGTTAATAATGGTGCCCTAATTAACAAGTCAGGTACAGGCATTGGTTTAGCTTTTGACTTTGATGGAGTTGCTGTTGTGTTTGATTGCGGACTGCGTTCAGATGCCATTGGTTAGCTCCTCACCGATACACTAGAAAAGGTAGTATCACTACGTGGTGATCCACCACTTTGTAATGAATTGTAGGTAGTATCTGCATATACCTTTGATGTAGAAACGGTTGTGTTGAACTTGTATGAATCTTTATCTTTATTAGGTGAGGTAGGTTTTTTATGTTTATCAGTCTTTTTATCTGGTGTAGCAGGAGTTACTGGTATAATGTTACCTTGTGAATCAACATTACCAAATCCGTAATAAGTATTCCATTGAATTGCAATTGCCCGTGCAACTTTATTGTTAGCAATAGCTGTTTTTGCATCAGTAATCATCTTGCTACAATACTTTAAGAACTCACCACATGTGAGATTATCTATGTTTGGTATGCCAGTTGGTTGTATATTGTTTATATAAAATGCTAGATATACTGGCATATTATAAGGTGAACTGTGTATTGCAATATATGGATCAAGACCTATATATGCTGCGCCAAATAACTTTTCATCACCGGGATATATTCCCATAGCTGACATCTTATTTGCATTTTCAGTTGTGGTTAACAACATTAGTTGATTCTGAACAGCAACCGTGAAATATGTAATATCAACAGGACATTTTAGTGTCCCGGCGTGATGCAATATATCATTATATGATAGCATATATTTGCCAACACGAGCCGGTAATCCAGATATAATTCGGTTCTCTAATGTGCGTAATATCTGCATTATTGTAAGGTGACTAAGATCACCAAACAAGTTTGTCTGCGACAACATCACAGCATTCAAATCACCGTTAGTTAACACAAGTGCTACAGCATCAAAATAATCATCGCCGCCAAAATCTACGTCACTAACAGGATAGCTGTTAACATTAATAGCATTTAGTTCTGTAGAGAACAGCGCGCCGCTTCCATGACCTCCTATAGCAGGATGATTACTTAATCCTTCTAATCCTTGCCATGCGTTATCAACATTATATGGGGTTACATCAAATGTACTTTTTACAACACTGCCGTCTGGTGCATAATATGTATATTCTTGTGAAGTAGTTCTATTCGGAGTGGATGGATTAAACCATATACCATAATATCCTTGTGATGGAGTGATGTAATATTGGCCTGGATGAGATATAGTATAATCTGTTATAGATCCATCTGAATCAACTGATGTAACTGTTACTGTAGCGGGTGAACTTTTTACAGGATCAAATGTAGGTAGATCAACGTTTAGTATGTCACCTATAACATAATTTGCACTACCAGATGTGATTGTAACGTTACTTACTATTACATATGTATTGTCACTGACATTATTACCACCACTATCTAAATCAGAATACACAAGTGGCGGGTACGATATTTCTACACCATTGATAAACGACACGCTCGGAACATCACCACCAACAAGGTTAACCATAATGGAACCTACTTGTGGATTGTTTGTTGGGAGGTCTATGTCACTAGTTGTTTTAATTATATAGTATGCACTTCCTACACTCGAAAGAACTAAGTTTGGTGTATTAATTATAGTTCCGTCTTGTCCTACAGATACATTACTACCATTGCATGGTACCCAACCAGCCGGAAGAACTACGTTATTATATAAAATAATAGAACCTACAGGTATGTCTTCTGTTAGTGTACCAGCAACAACAAAACCATTGCTATTAACGGTAACATTGTTATATATTCCTTCAAGACTTGAAGTTGATATTAGATTACTTTGAATTACAGCATTAGCAGTACCATCTGTATATCCTGTCCCGACAGCATCACCAGACATTGATATAGCAATATTGCTAGTAAAACTATTTGTATAAATCGACAACCCTGTCATTACATTTGCCGAAAAGTTACCATTTATATCGCGTTCAACAAGTGTATCGGGTATAGCATCTGTGCTAGCATCTGCTGCTGAATAAGGTTTATACCCTAACGCATTAATAACAATATCAGAAATGGTAAAATCTGATCCATCTGTTACTAACCCAGCATCATTCACAGTTATAATATTGTGAACACCGCCCACAGTAACATTACTATTTCCTATATATACATTATTAATAGCAGTTGATATAACAACATCCGACGATCCGTCAAATCCTATATTACCAGTTGCTGCACCTGTTAATGAAATTAGGTATGTGGTAGTTAATTTGTCGGTTGATGTAGCGTTGCCGTTTAGTCGTCCAGGTATATCATTATATGTTGGTAGATTTATACCGGGCATAATGCCATTTAAAAACGCAGAATTTAATTCAATATTATTACTATTCACAATGAGGTTAGACGGAATTGAACCCGATAGCATTTCTAAACGTGACACCACACTGCCTATAACTGAATCAAGTAATGTAGTAACAATTGTTGCACTATTATCAGCATCTGCAACAGGTGTAATTATTGTGCCAGTAGTTCCACTAACAGATGATAACGATGTTGACCATGCACTACCATTAAATAAACGCAACGAATTTGTTGATCTGTCAAACCACAATTGCCCTATTAACGGGTTGACTGGTGAATGATTATCTGCAAAATTTTGTAAGATATCAACAAAGTTAAGATCAGTATGTAATCCAAAGTCAAATACATTTTGTCCTAGTAACGATATGCTAGTGGTTGTTGAATCAACCGAATTGTCGGGAACAACTACTAAAAAGTCACCAGTTGATTTTGCTAAAGTGTATGGCATTTTGACCTAACTATTATCTGCATGTATATTTATTAGTTAATAATAGCTACAGTTAACAGAATCAGAATATCTTCATAATGTAGATACATGCACTGGTGCCAATAACAACATTTGAAAAATTGGGGGTTGTAATGAAGTCACCTGTAGGTGTTTGTATAGTTGTACCGTCACATGGCGCCCAACCGTGCGGTATAACTGTCCTACTAGAGTTTATAATAATTCCGCCTAATGGCGCGTCTGCTGTTACTGACCCTGCGATAACGCGACCTTTTGCATCAACTCTTACGGTACTATAAGAACCCGCTGTTAAATTACTAATAGGTGCCAATTGTGCATCAATTACAACATCTGATGTTCCGTCAAAGCTAACAGCACCAACTATATCACCGTTGATACCTATCATTATAGGTTTAGATAATGCATGTGCAGAGGTTGAGGTACCAACCATGATGTTTGCTTCAAAATTACCATTGCCATCTCTTGCAACAATAGTATTACCTTGCGCAAAAACGTTTATATTTGCCCCACTGTATGGTGTATACCCTAATGCTTGAATAATATCTGCGTTGGTTACATTACCCCCGTTAATAACACGGCCTGTATCATCAACACGAACTTTTGTATAGGTACCACCAATAGTAACATTGGTATTGCCAATGAACACATTACTAAAACTTGTCCCCATAATAACATTACTAGTACCATCAAATTTAACAGAACCTACTATAGCACCTTGTAATTCTATTGTTCGGGGAATTCTCAATGCATCAGCATTAGTTGCTGTACCAACAAACCTCAGATTAGCTACATCTGTAGCTAAGTTAATTCCGGGCTGTAAACCGCCCGGAAATAATAGCTTAAATTGATATCGTGTGTCATTTAAAACAATAGTATCTGGCAATTGTGCAGGGACTATCCGCACATAACTTGTAACACTTATAATCTTCTGATCAGCAATCGTAATAGCAATACCAGAATTTGACGGTCCTATTTTTGTAGTGACTAAACCAGAGGATCCTGTAAATGCAGGATATAACGGTGTCCAGGATATCGTTGAATTGTTGTATATTTTAAGAATTCTATTTGAAGTATCATACCATAGTTGGCCATCTAATGGCATAGATGGTGCGTTAGTATTAGCAAAATTTTGCATCAAGTTTATAAAATTCTGGTCAATTGCTTGGCCAAAGTTCAATGCATTACGCCCTATTAGACTAAGGCTAGAACTAGATGTATCTATTTTATTGTCTGGTACTGTTACTAATGGTGTACCATCTGATTTTGTAATATTATACGGCATTTATATCCATTCACATTATAACCCACCACCAGCAGGTGCTTCTGCTGGGGTGCCATATATTATTTCAAGGGTGTCGTGTCTCATACGATTTTCTAGATCTTGCGCAGCGCGCGTCTTTTTTAGCTTATTAAGCTGCTTTAACGTTAATCTAGGCTTTCGTGAATCAGTGACTTGAGCCTGGGCAAATTTGTCTTGACTAAGATCTTGATAACTTGCGTCGAATTCAGTCGCTTTCATGATTCAATATTCCTTACTTTGTTATATTTATCACACTACATCTGGGGGTGGCGGATTAGCTAGTGCGGGACCCGCGCCAGGCTGTTGAGTACCAGCAGATAAGTCTCCCAACTCTCCACTAGCTTGCCCTGACATATCTTCACCACCTTCACCAGGTAGCAGTTCTTCTCCGCCTTCACCT